GAGGACCTAGATGAAAAAGACCCAGACAGCTTATTGGCTGAGTACTATGCTTCAACGCAGGAGGACTTGGATCAAGAGGACATCGACTTCATGCTCAAGGAGCAGTTTGGATATGATGAAGACTTGGACGACGAATCAGACGTTAAGCGTAAAAAGCTCGCTAAGAAAAAAGAACTCGCGAAGGCGAAGAAATACTTCGAGGAGCAACGAGAGAAATACAAGGCACCACTTGAGTCAAGTGGCGTCCCTTCTGGAGTTGACCAAGAAGCATTACGCTCTTATCAAGAGTACATTGCTAGTGCCAAGACCGCCCAAGAGGAAAACCAAAAGCGGTACGAATGGTTTCAGAAGAAGACTGACGAGGTCTTCTCCAATGAATTCAAAGGTTTTGAATTTACCGTTGGAGATAAGTCTCTTGTCTTTTCTCCTGCTGAAGCTGCGGAAATCAAGAGAGCTCAGTCTGACATATCTAACTTCATTGGTAAGTACGTAAATCAGGATGGCTTAATTGACGACGCCAAAGGGTATCACAAAGCGCTAGCTGTGGCTATGAATCCAGAACGCTTTGCCAAATTCTTTTACGAACAAGGCATGGCTGATGCCGTTGATGACATATCAAAGAAGTCGAAGAACATTAATATGGACGTTCGATCGGCTCCTCAAAGTGTCAGCAAGGGTGGATTAAAAGTCGCTGCTGTGTCCAATGACTCAGGTCGTGGACTCAGAATAAGAAGTAATAAATAACTTATAAAAACTACCTAAAATGGCAGTTGCACCAATTCCAGGTTTTGACCTGCAGCCCAGTGCAGAGCGCGTAGCTCTCAGCACTAACTACATCACGAACTTCAACTTCTTGAATCAGTATCTTCCTGATACCTACGAGAAGGAGTTCGAGCGCTACGGAAATCGTTCTGTAGCTGCATTCTTGCGCATGGTTGGCGCAGAAATGCCTTCTAACTCTGACCTCATCAAGTGGGCAGAGCAAGGCCGTCTGCACACCAAGTACACCAACGTAACCTCGGCAGCCGCCATTGGCGCTGACACCGCTACATTGACCATCAACGACACGCTTGTACCGGGCACCGGTGGCATTGCGATTCGCGTTGGACAAACCATCATGGTTTCTGCTAACGTTGGCTCGGCTTTCAACAAGGCTATTGTCACTGCAGTTAACTACACACTTGGCACCATTGACGTAGCTTACTACGAGGGTGGCGGTCAAACCTTTGGTCCAGCTCCGGTCGTTTGTTCTCTGTTTATCTATGGTTCGGAGTTCAAGAAGGGAACTGTTGGAATGGACGAGAGCCTTGAGGCTGACGATGAGATCTTCGAGAACAGCCCCATCATCATCAAGGACAAGTACGCTGTTAGCGGCTCTGATATGGCTCAGATTGGCTGGGTTGAAATCACGACCGAGAACGGAGCAACTGGTTACTTGTGGTACCTCAAGAGCGAGCACGAGACTCGTCTCCGCTTCGAGGACTACCTTGAGACTGCAATGATCGAAGCCGTTCCTGCCGAGGTTGGATCTGGTGCTATCGCTGCTGGTGGCGTTGTTGGTAACAAGGGTTCTGAAGGTGTGTTCTACGTAGTAGGACAGCGCGGTAACGTATGGAACGGCGGTAACCCCACTACTCTTGCTGACTTCGACGACATCATCGAGCGTCTTGACAACCAAGGAGCTATTCAGGAGAACGTCATCTTCTTGAATCGTCAGTTTGGATTTGACGTAGACGACATGCTTGCTGCTCAGAACAGCTACGGTGTTGGTGGTACGTCATTCGGTTTGTTCGACAACGACCAGAGCATGGCTTTGAATCTCGGCTTCACTGGCTTCCGCCGTGGATACGACTTCTACAAGACTGACTGGAAGTACTTGAACGATCCCACCATGCGTGGCGGAATCACTGCTGGTAAGATCAACGGACTGTTGGTTCCTGCTGGTTCTACCACTGTATACGATCAAATCCTTGGCAAGAACGCCAAGCGTCCGTTCCTACACGTTCGCTACCGCGCTTCTGAAACCGAGGATCGTCGCTACAAGACTTGGGTTACTGGCTCTGCTGGTGGTGCTGCTACGTCTAGCCTCGACGCAATGGAAGTTCACTTCCTGTCTGAGCGTGCCGTCTGCACACTGGGTGCCAACAACTTCTTCTTGTTCGAAAACTAATCACCCCAAGGGGGAGGGCTTTGCCCTCCCTCTTTTTTTCTTTTAACTTTAAATCTTATCGTAATCATGTCAACAGAGTACATTGCTACAGAAGACAAGAGCTATGCTCTAACCCGGCCTAATCCGCCATTAAGCTTTATGCTTTCTTCCAGGAATTCAAAGCGAAAGCCGCTTCTTCATTTCGACGGGAGAGTAAACAGACCCCTTCGCTATTCTAGAAATCAGCGATCACCATTTGAGGATGATCAGGATGGCAACGCCATTTTGGAGCCCATTATTTTCGAAGATGGATTCTTGTTTGTTCCTAAAACAAACCCTGTTCTTCAGCACTTCTTATCACTTCACCCAGGCAACGGTGAAATATTTGTTGAGATAAACAAAGAGAAGGACGCCATGGAGGAGGTTGATCGACTCAGCGCAGAAGTTGATGCGCTTGTTAAAGCTAAAGAACTTGACATCGATATGCTTGAGACTGTTGCAAGAGTAATGCTTGGAGCAAAAGTGGACAAGATGACCAGTTCAGAGCTTAAGCGAGATGTTCTTGTTTATGCAAAGCGAGAGCCGCTCAGATTCCTTGATATGCTTTCAGACCCAATGCTAAAGTTCCAAGCCACCGTGTCGAAGTTCTTCGACGAGGGATTGCTTCGAATGAGGAACAATGGTCGCGATGTGTACTTCAATCTGCCTGGCAATAAGAGCAAAATGCTTACTGTGCCATACGGAGAGAACCCAACATTTATTGTTAGTTCATACCTTCAGAGCGACGAAGGTTTGGAAACTTACAAATTATTAGAGAGAAACTTGCAAGAATAATAATCTTGTTGTAAGTTTGTAATGCCTGCCCGTCGAACTGTAGGCACCAAGTTTCAAGGATGGACTTGTTAAGAGGAGGCTGCCAATGGCGGCCTCTTTTTTTTATTCTATCTTTGTGAAAATGTTCACGCATGATAAACTCAGTACGAAATACAGTACTAGCGGTAATAAATAAAAACAACTACGGCTACATCTCGCCTTCGGACTTCAATCTGTTTGCGAAGCAGGCTCAGCTAGATATATTTGAGAAGTACTTTCAGAAGTACAACGCGCAGATAAACAAGGAGAATGGCCGCATGTCGGGCACGGGGCTTGCTCACGTAAGCAAGCAGTATGAAGAGGTTATCTCAACGTTCTCAACTTCCGCTACGCTTACGCAAGTGGCTGCCAATCGTTACGCACTGCCGTCCGACTACTACATGTTGGATGTTCTGCAGTACAATCCAACGGGGATTGAGATTGAACTAATCGAGGAAAGCAAGTTAAGATACTTGTCTTCTACGCTGATGGCACCAACATCCGCATTCCCGCTTTATGTTCAAAGGGGCAATAACATCGATGTGTTTCCGGTTACAATAACTGGAGCTAATGACGTGTCTGCGTTTTATATTCGATACCCACAGGACCCCAAGTGGACCTACATAAATTTGACAAACGGAGAGCCACTGTTTGATCAGTCGGCCATTGATTATCAAGACTTTGAATTGCCGATCACCGATGAGCCAGAACTCGTTAACTTGATTTTGCAGTATGCTGGCATTTCCGTAAGAGAGGGCGACGTGTATACTTTCGCCGATAGAGAGGAACAAAAAGAAGACGTAAGCGAGCAATAAGACATGGCATACCTATCTCAGTATCAATACTACGCAAACAATGGCGTCCCACCAGAGGACGCCAACTGGGGCTCGTACCAATACGTAAGCCTTGCTGACGTCGTCAATAACTTTATGTTGATTTACGCGGGCAACCATGAGCTTGTGAACAACGTCAACAGATATCAAGTTTTGTTTCACGCAAAGCGCGCGATTCAAGAATTGAATTATGATGCATTTAAGGAGATAAAAGTACTAGAGCTAAACGTAGATAGTCAGCTTCGATTTGTGCTTCCAAGTGACTATGTGAACTGGGTTCGTGTATCGATGTATCACGATGGATACATATTTCCATTGACTGAAAATATTCAGGTCAATAGCGCTGATGCATACCTTCAGGACAATGCTGGTAAGATTCTTTTTGATCAGAACGGAAACATTCTGAAGCCACAATACTCTAGTCTTGACTTTGACCGAATCACTGGTACGCAAAAAAGTATTTATTTAAATCCCGGCAGTCAGTTTAGCGGTCAGTCAGGGTGGTACTACGATGGTACTTGGTACTTTGAATATTCAGTTGGATCAAGGTTCGGCCTCAACACGGAGACCGCTAACCGCAATCCAACGTTCCGCATCGACAAGAAGGCTGGCGTTATTAACTTCAGCTCGGAGATGATGGACAAATTGTGCATCCTTGAATACGTGTCTGACGGAATGGAGGGTGGCGACGCATCGCTCATCACGGTTAACAAGATGTTCGAGGACTACGTATACGCATACATTCGTTATGCCATACTGTCGTCTAAGCTTGGAGTGCAGGAGTACATTGTCAACAGGGCAAGAAGAGAAAAGACTGCGCTACTGCGCAATGCAAAGATTCGGATTAGCAACATACACCCAGGCCGTCTGCTTATGAGCTTGCGCGGTCAGGATAAGTGGCTGAAGTAATATGAACATACAGAACAATTTCCTCAAAGGTCGAATGAATAAGAGTCTCGACGAGAGACTCCTGCCTCCCGGTGAATACCGTGACGCCCTGAATATTGAGGTGTCTTCTGTAGAGGGCACTAATATTGGCGCCGTTAAGAACG